TGAGATTGTATTGGCATCTACTGCATGACAAGTAAGTGAAGTTCCACCCGAAGAAAAAGCACTACTCAATTTTGCGGCAAAATCATATTCAATCCTTCCTTCTTCATTAAAACCACCATGTAAATCATTATCATTTGAATATACCCATGTTCTATTTTTAGTTGGTAAAATAACAACATTATCAGTTAAAAACTCTTCAACTGCTCCACTACTTAATTTGATTCCTACTAATATTTTATATTCGGCAGGTTGATTAGCAGTAGTAGTAGTAGCGTTCTTTAATGAAACATAAAAATTAGTGCTAGAAAATATTCGCATTTCATGTGTAATTCTATCAGCAACAGGTAAATATTTTTCACTTTGGTGATTAGTCAATGTAGTTTGATGCCCACTATTGGGCATAACCTTTGTTGATGCAGTAAGTGTTCTTCCTCTCAAAGTATTATTAAAAGCACCATTTATATCATAAGGTGTAACAATAGATTCAAAGGTAAAGTCTCCACTATGCGACCAAATGCCATATCCTATATCATCAGTCGAATTAGGCACATTATCCGAGTAATCTATTTTAACATGTCCATTACACATAACAGGAAAAACCAACGCTCGTTGTTTTCCGGTTAAAATATCATACATTTAATCACCTCAAGGAACAACAGATGCAACTTCAAATTCTATACTAAAAGATAAATCATGTGCTTCCGCTTCAAAATTGGTAGTAAAACTTCTTATAAATCCAGTCATTCCTGTATCGGTAGAAGAATCAGGAAATACTGAAAATGGACTTGGAACGCCTTTATTATCTTTAGTATTTGAACCACCTCTTGAACCGAATGTTAATGGTATTAAAGTTCCTGTGCTTCGGTCATTAGTATCTATTCCTGCTCTTGCCGCATAACTGCTACTCACAAAAGAAGGCATCAATACAACTAATTCTGAAAAGGCTTGATTCTTAGCAAATCCTGTTGAATCAACACCTGCTGCAATCATTTGAGCAACTTCGTGTGCGGTAAAAGTTAATGTTGTATTTACCCCATCAATCGTTTTTGTAATAGAAGTATCGGAGATAAA